CGTCAGTTACAGTAGATCCCGCAACACCACCCGAAAGTGATTCTAGCGCTGGATCAGCTACAGCAGTGAAAGTTGTTCCTGTTGCTGCAGTTCCCCAATTGGTTCCACCTGTGTTGTGGTCCATCCAGTAGATGTAGTTAGATTTATTTTTGATTACTGTTGGGTAGTAATTGATATCTCCTTGAGGTGTCTTAGCGTCAGACGCTTTAGACATTTTAGAAAATACTTCGATTACTTCTCCGGGAGTTCCTGAAATATCACCGTCTTCGTCAACGACTACAACGTGTATTTCATCATTTGTACCTGATCTATCAGATACCCATGGTGAAGTTCCTGGAGCGCCATCAACAGCGTCATAATATCTCCATTTTCTTTTTATGTGTGAATTGTCAGCAATAACTCTTTTTAATCCACCCGATCCTCTTGGGTGTTGTACGATTGATAAAGTTGCACTGTTAATTGCTGTTACTCTGTACTGTTCGCCATCATCAAAATCTGATGTAGAAGCTGTAGTAGAAAATGAAACAATGTCTCCAACATTAAATGCACTTCCTAAATCAGTTATAATAGTTAAATCTCCTACAGCTACTGCTGCATCGTCAACTAATGTTGCTGATATTTCTTCAAAAGCACTACCTGATGGACAAGTTGAAACTAATAAACTGTTTCCCCATGTTCCAGCTGATCTTGCTGCGAATGTTCCTACAGAACCTTGTCCTGTAGAATAATTGTTTTCATAAGCGTCAACATTACTTACTAAAAGTCCTGTTCCACTTGATGTTGCGTTTACTAATGATGTATTGGTTGCCCGTACTACTCTTAAAGCGTTAGAGTATTGTAAGAAATTAGCTGCGCTGAAAAAGTACTCAAAATTTGTTGAGTCGGGTTTTCCAAACGTATCTACTAATTCTTGTTCACTAGAAATTGATACGATTTCGTCAACTGGACCTTTTGCGAATTGTCCCGCAATTGCTCCGATTGATGTAGAGACCGCAGGAATTACTCTGCTTATATCTTTTTCTTGTACGAGAACACCTGGTGATACTTGAAATGCCATAGGTTATTTCTCCTGTTTAATTAGCTATTATATTTTTTAATTTCGTCAAAAATCGTAAGTTTTCTTACGCCCATATTCAAACTTTATCAGTTGTAGATATTTATAATAACAAAAAAGTGTAGTTTATTGACCCTTTCTTACGACAGGATACCATCGTGTTCCATACTCGTCAATCGTATCTTCATTTTCGGGTGTATTAATACCATCATCTACAAACCCAAAAGGTGCCATATCTTGTTCTATCAATTTTTGATTATCTACATACATTTGATTACGTATATTTGAATCCGATAATTCTTTGAAATAAGGTTGATTAGAGAGCCAGCCAAATATAACTAAACACATAACCAAGTCATCATTTTGTCCTTCTTCAGCCTGCCAAGATGCCCCTTTACGTGAAAAAGTTGACATTTCTTCAATGACATTGAAGTCATTGATTACAAGTTTATCACCCTCCACAAGCGTCTTAAAATTCGCACAACCAATCTTTTTTATCTGTTTTGTCATACGTATACCTAATGATGTACCACGACCTGAGAACATTGCGCCAAGTATTTGTCCAGCTCGACCCTTTTGTGTCGTCATCAATACGTTAGGATATTCTAACTCATAGTGTAATGCATCTGAAATTTGTTGACCTAAATCATTGACTTCAACAAGAATATGAGCTTCATTGTATCCTTTACAAGCTTGTTCTATAATGTTTGGAAACACATATGGTTTAATTTCATTATTCTTGTAAGTACACACAACTCTATAAGGTACTTGTTGAACATCTATAATTGTAAACGCTGAATAATCTCTACCAGTCCCTCGTGCCACGTCAACTGTACATACATAGAGTCCATCCTTCTTAGGTTTTTCAAACATATTTAATCCACCTTTAGCTTGTAATGGTGTCATGTATGGTGTAGCTTTAATCTTTGTTCCTGATATTAAAGTATCAACTGAACCTAAGAAGTCACATTCAAATTCTTGTTGGAATTGCTCTTGACTAGTGTTTCTTATTGTTTCTGCTTTCCACTTTTGATCTCGGCCAGGAACTTCTGACCAATGTACTTCAATTGGTATATAATCATTTCGTTTATTTTCTGCGTCTGTCCATAGTTTGTAAAACTGATTCATACCCATAGGTGTAGATACAATAATCATTTTTGTTTTATTACCAGATGAAATTGTAGGATAAACTGAACTAAAGAATTGCTCAGCGATATTCGCTGGTACGAATGCAAACTCATCAAGGAATATAATATTATATGAACCTCCCCGAATGGCACTTGAAGATGTGGCAGCGGCGACTATGGTTGATTTGTTTTCTAATTCAATATTACCTTTGTTCCAATTGATTACACCTTGTTGCATCCATTTAGGTAAGTTTTCATAAGCAAGTTGTAGTCTTCCCAATATATCTCTAGCAGTAGATGATTTGTTAGCAAGTAGTGCGATATTAGAATTAGGATTAAACAAAGCATAATGTAAAAGATAAGAAATTGTTGTAGTTGATTTACCAGACTGTCTAGGTAATTTACAAATTGTAAATCTATTATTGTGGATTGTTTTTACAATTTTTTTTTGAAAATCATACATCGCAAAAGGAATTAAACCTTTATCAAGCGATACAATTTGAACATAGTTTAACATAAAGTAAATAGGATCATCAGCACATTTTTGATATTCTACTATTTGCTCTTGTGTAAACTCAACAGGTGTATTTATCTTTTTAAGATTCGGATTACCGAGATATGCATCATTATTATTCATTTTTTAGGTGTGATGTCTTTAGTTTCAGTATTTACATTGTTCTTTAACATCTTTTGTAACTCAGCAGTAGACCCCACAAACAAAGCATTCTTAATAGTGTTATTTGCTGTTTTAGGTAAATCTTTTAATGCTTTAAGTTTTTTTTGTAAGTCTTGTAGTTTATCTACGGTATCGCCAACTTGTCCAATTAATTGACCAGCAACTTCATATGCTCTTGGGTGTTGACCTTCTCTAGCAATATCAAGGATTCCTTCAATTGCTTCTTGGCCTCTTTCAATTAGATTATAATAATTTTCTCTGCTGAAAGTATAGTCGTTATCTATATCAGCTTTATTATCATCTTCTTTACGAAGTGTTACTGGTTTTAATTCTTGTTTAATTATTTCTTTTTTAGGTTCTTCTGGAGGATCTATTCCTAAAATTTCATTTACTTTATCTTCTAATTTAGTCATAATATATTATGTTTATTTATCTATTCATCTGAATCCGTAGATGGGTTATAGTTTTTACCATCATCAAACTTTGTTATTGTTGTAGTAAATCCAAAATCATCATCAGCGTCTGCCGTAGTAGGGTTTGGAATTACTACAATTCTTTCTTCTCTCGCTTTGTTTGTTGTATCAGTATCTGTATATATATCAGATTGTACAGTTTTAACAACTTTTTGAGTTGATGCTGGTCCAAATAGATAAGTTTTTGCTGTGAAATTTAAAGTATAAACAACAGCTCTTCTAGTTGTAAAATCACCACTATAACTATCTTCATAATTTACATTGTTTAAAATGATAGGGACATCTCTCTTAATATCTAATTCAGGTATAGCATTAACAGTTACCGTATAGTCTGGTTGAAAGAATGGTAAAATTTGTTCTATGATTTGTAATCCACTTTCAGCCGTAGCAGTAAATACATTCAAAGTATAACTCAGATTATAAGGAACTGGAGTGTAATTAAAGTTTAATATTTTTCCATCTTTACCTGTCTTAACTGTTTTATACTTCTGCATTCTTGTAAGTTTACGACTTGAATCGTAACTAATACCTGTGATTTCAAAACTCATACGTGGTAATGTAATCGCAAATTCTCTTTTATTTAAATCGGGTTGCTGATCCAATCTTACTAAAAACTTTTCTTTTGGTGCATACGCTAACGGAACTTTAATAGCTTGAGTAACAGTACCAGCAGAGTCTTTTCTTTTAATTTGTATGTTATTAAAGAGCTGACCAAATGCGATGGTCATTCTTCTCATACTTTCGTTATAAAAATATTGTCCAAACATCTAAATATCTATATCTCCAAAAGGGTTACGTTCTGTAAAATCTAATATATCATCAGCTGTAGAAGCGGTATCAAAACCAGCTTGACTATCTAAATCTAAATTATCAGCATATGTTGATTGTGTTTGTATGCTATAGTCTTCATTAATAAAGTAGTTAACTTCACCTGAAGCACTATCATTTTCTAATATAACTGCTCCGGTTGCGCCTGTGTTTTCACTTATAGTTACAGTAGGAGTTAATCCAAGATAACTTGAACCATCAACTGAAATTGTAACATTTGTTAATACACCAGAAGTTAAAACTGCTGTTGCTGCAGCTGTTACTGCGACACCAGTTCCACCAACTGCAACACTCGTTACAGAAGAAATATCCGTAATTGTAGGAGTAGATACTGCTGTGATTGTACCATTAGTCAAAGTCACAACTGCAGAACTATCTGTTTTAGTTGTAGTATCTGTTGCTACATAAATTAATGTAACCGTTGGTACTAAACTGTAACCACGACCTGAGTTACTAATAGTAAATGAGGATAATGTACTACCAGATAAATTTGCTGATAATACACCATTTATTGTAGCAGATGGTGCTGAAATTGTAATGGTAGGAACTGTTGTATATCCTTCTCCACCAGAAGTAATTGGAATAGAAGTAACTTCATCACCGGTAACTACCGGAGAACCTAACACGGCACTGAACGTACCTGATTCCAATGATGTTTGGTATAGTGTTTGATTTAATGAATATTTGTCTTCGGCATCGTCAATCGCAGCAATACCTGTATCTAATTTTTCACTGGAGTATTCCCAACGTGTACATCTTAATTTGTAAACAGGTAAGTTACCTAATTGGAAGAATGGCTCTTGATCTTGTATGAATTGTATCTCAAAAAAACTTTCCATCAAAGGCATATAAATAATATCACCTTCGTTAGGTCTTCCTTCAACTATCATTGTATGAGCACTATCAACTTGATTTTGCCATCTTCTTTTAGATATTATGAAAGTTGTATCTTCTCTTATCTCTAAACCAAACTTATTAATAATCTCTTGTTCGCCAGCAAAACCTTCTGTGGTTTCCATGTACATTTCTAGTAAATACGAATCATCAAATTTAGCAAGAGTATCCTCTCCTAAAATTAAATCTCGATTAACTAATGTTCTTGGAAGATAGTAACAGTCTTGTCCGTAAATTTGTAAACCTTCAATGATTAAATCTTCGTAAAGTCTTTTCTCATTACTATTACCAATACCTGCTCCACCTTGAAAATAATGATTTGTTGCCATGACATTATCCTATCATAAGAGGTTGTGACATTTCAAATGATTTTCTTATTTCATCTTCTATTTTTTCAATGTCAGTTAATGCTTCTGAAAAAATTTGTTGACCATTTAATGTAACGCCACCTAACATAGCAACTCCATTAAATTTAGATAAGTTTGAACCCCATTGTTTTTTAAATAAAGCAGTTACATATCTTTTTAAAATCATGTCATTATAAACGTCTGTGTAAACATTTGGATCTAATTTTCTATAACACTCTATAACTAAAAACTCACCAACGAGTAAATCTTCTTTCCAATCTTGGTCAATATATAATCTGTTATCGTTTTGATTAAATCTTATAGGTTTTTCTCCTACTAGAATATGATCTAAAAAATCTAAATGCCTCATTACAACATCATAGTTAACAACTGATGTTGAAGAAAAATCGTATAGATCGTTTAATCTCATTTGATATCTAACATCAAATAAGTTCATACTACCTTTTGAGGAGTATGGGAATATGTTAATAACGGAGATAACACTTTCAGGAACTACTATAAAACCATTACCTTCTTGCCAAGCAGATGTAACTGAATTTTTAGTTACTGATTCACTAGTGTTAGCGTTTATTCTATCGTAATCTGTTTGTGTATATTGATACTTTAAATAAGTTCTTCTAATACCATCATAATGATATTGATGATAATATTGTAATGCTTCGTCAATTCTATCTTCTAATTGGTCATTTTCTGCATTAATCTCTATCACAGGTTTCCCAAGTGCCCTTAAAGCGTATTGTTTTAACTGTTCTCTGCTTGCTGGTTCTGCCATAAATTTCCTTAATTGGTATATATCATCTATATTTATACATCATAAATAGTTGTATTATGACGAAATTAACCTAAGTAAGTCTTATAAATATGAATACAACAACGGATAAATTAAAATGTCAATAACAGTAACATTAACTCAAACTAGACCTAATACAGATGTCAATTTTCATAGTGCTTCAGATGATTTTAAAGCATTAAAAAACGAAATGGTGGCAGCTGGAACTCTAGTAGATAATGGTGGCAGTAATAGTGAAAACGGTTTAATAAGAACTTGGAGTTTAACGTTTTCAAATGACACTACACAATCAGCATTTATAAATGACAGTAGAAATGTAACTTACGAAGAAGACAGACAAACTCACAATAGTGACAATGGTATTAGTGAACAAATATCTTAATCTATATAATACATTATTTTTATTATGCTTCCAAACGATATAGAGCAATATCAAGTTTTTAATAAACAAACATATACCCCTTACAAAAAACAGCTAAATTTACTATTAAATGATTTTAGTAATTCAACTGATAAATTAAGTAAAAACTATACACTAGAAAATATAGATATTAATAATTTAGATGATATTACTTTAATTGTTTACAAAAATAATATTGTGTCTTTTGCTTCAGTATTAAGTAGATCAATTTGGCCTAAAAATACTAGTAGAATATTTAATCGATTACTAAGAAATAAAAGATTTGAATGGAAAAATCCTGCATTTGGTATTATATCAAAGCTGGTTCATGACCATCAAATAGCTTACTGTAAAAGTGTTAAGAAAGATTATGTGTTTATATCACAAGAAACTAAAAAACTATGGTTGAGAAAATGGGTTCAACAAGCTAATGAATATAATTCCGGTTGGACAATCTGTGATGAAAAGAAAAAAGTTACAAATGGCAATTCAAGTGGTTCTATACAACATATAGCTTACAAAAAAATTTCAAATACTAATCAGCCTTTTCTTCTATAAAAGGTAAAAATATTGTACTAGGATCAAACTCTCCTTTTTCTGCAAAGTTATATAGTCTAGTATTGTGGTGGTGATTGTTATGTAATGCTTGGCCCCATGTCAACCATGAAAGTATAGTTATGTTCATTGAATTATCTTTTGTATTAAATGTCCTGTAACCAAATTTACCCAAATGACAAACTGTATTGACAAGCGCTTCTTGGTGATATGATAAT